TGGTTTGCAAGCCAACAATGGACGCCCGATTTTCAATTCAATGGAATCGCTGAATCCAGACGGCATCATTGGGCAACTTTTGGGCTTTAATGTTGTGATGAACAAGTATCTCGACAACCCAAGCCAGCCTACTACCGGCAGCGCAGGCACCACATCGTTCTACCCAATGTATTTTGGTGATTGGCAGCTTGGTCACAGCATCATTGATCGCATGGACATGGTTATGCGCCGCTACGACCAAACGCTGCCTGGCTCAATAACTTTTTATGGCGAAAAAAGAGTTGCAACGTCAATTCGTGATCCAAATGCCATCATTCGTTATCGCTCCACCGGCACTGCGACTTAAGTTGCCATTGCAGGGGGGGGTTGGACTTCCCCTGCCTTTTTTTAACATTCGGGAAAATCAAATGACTACAGCACGCATTTTGTCGGGCATCAAGCAAACGCTACACGAAGGCCATGCTGTCAAAATTGATTTGACTGAAGCATCTGCCCTCACCGGTTCTGGAAACGGCATCGGTGGGCGCACTTTCTTTGATAACGCCTTTGCTGCACTGCGATTTGGCAAC